CTGGGCGGCGGAGGCGCGCGGCACGGAGAGCCTGCCGACGGTCATTCGCGACGCGCTGGTGCTGCGCGGCGTGGAAGACGACTCCGAAACCATCGCCCGGCTGGCCGGTTCGTCGAAGTTCCGCAACGCCAGCATGGCGCACAAGACGGCGATTCTGGAGCGGCACGTCGATGTCGCCCGGCTGTTCGCCGGCTACACGTGGGAAACGCTGCCGACGCGCTATCTCGCGTCCTACATCCCGAACGACAAGCTGCGGGCCATCGACGCCGGCGGCCGGAAGCGCGCCGGCGCGGCGTGGCCAATCGAAATCCCCGAAGACGTGGAGGCGAGTCAATGAGGATGCAGTTCTGTCCAGGGTACACAGTTGCCCGTGCCTGTGCGGGACAGTGTGACAAGTGCCCAGAGCCGGTTTGGCGAGAGGTGGACGATTCACTCGCGGCCCTGATGCAGCGTCGGGATGGCCGCCCCCCGGTACTCGGTCACTGTCGCGTTGAAAGTCTCAAGGTCGTGGTGCGCCGAAAGTCGGCGACATGAGCGACGAACTGGACATCCGCGCCCTCGCCGTCGCCGCGGCGGCGAAGCTGCTGAAGGTGGCGCCGAAGACCATTCGCGCGCACATCCGCCGCGGCCTGCCGCTGGTGGACAAGCGGATCGACCTGATCGTCTACGGGGCGTGGCTCAACCAGCAGGAACAGAAGCGGCAGCACGATGGCGCTTGATCCGAACAAGCTGAGCCGCAACGAGCTTGTCCAACTGCTGAACTCGACGGGGCTGGGCGAGTCGATCACACGCTCGCGCCTCGACCGGCAGATGAACCGGGCCGGGCGGCGCTGGCACGACGGCCGGCACATCCGCCTGCTGGACTACCTGCGCTGGCTGATCCGCGAGGTGGAGCGGCCCGAAAAGCCCGCGACCGACGCGCGGGCCGCGGACCTTGCCCGCAAGAACACGGAGACCTGGCGCAGTCAGAACGTTGCGCCGCTGCCCGACATCGCCAACCTGGAGCGGCGCGAACGGGCGCGGGCCGACTTCCGCTTCTTCTGCGAAACCTACTTCGCGCCCACGCTCTACCGCGGCTGGTCGGAGGACCACCTGCGCGTGATCGACAAAATCGAGCGGGCTGTCAAGGAAGGCGGGCTCTTCGCGTTCGCCATGCCCCGCGGTTCGGGCAAGACGACGCTCGCGCGCCTTTCCGCGCTGTGGGCGGTTCTGTCCGGCTATCGGCCCTTCGTGTGTCTCATCGGCGGCGCGCAGGAGCGGGCTGTCGAGCTGCTGGCCCCGATCCGCAAGGCCATTCTCGAAAACCCGCTGCTGTTGGCGGACTTCCCGAAGGCCATCTATCCGCTGCACCGGCTCCAGAACAACGCCCGCCGGCAGATCGGCCAACACATCGACGGCCAGCCGACCTACTGCACCTGGTCGGCGGATAAGCTGGTGTTCCCCACGGTTGCCGGCCCGCACAACGAGGCGTCGGGCGCGATCATCACCGTCACCTCCCTCGACGCGAACATGCGCGGCCAGCAGCACACGACGATGGACGGGCGGACGCTGCGGCCGTCGCTCGTGCTGCTGGACGATCCGCAGACGCGGCAGTCTGCCCGCTCGCCGTCGCAGACGCGCTACCGGCTCCAGCTTCTCACGGGCGACGTGCTGTGTATGGCCGGTCCGGGCGAGTCCATCGCCGCGGTGCTCACCTGCACGAAAATCTACGCCGGCGACCTCGCCGACCAACTGCTCGATCGACAGAAGAATCCCGAGTGGCAGGGCGAGTGCACCAAGCTCGTGTACGCCTTCCCGGCGAATGAGAAGCTCTGGGATGAGTACGCCCGGCTGCGGGCCGAAGGCTTGCGGACCGGCAAGGGCCTCAAGCCGGCGACGGCGTTCTACACCGGGCACCGCGAGGCGATGGACGCCGGCGCCGTTGTCGCCTGGCCCGAGCGATTCGACCCGAAGACGGAACTCACCGCGCTCCAGCACGCGATGAACCTGAAGCTCCGCGACGAGGAAGCGTTCGCCGCGGAGTATCAGAACGAACCGGTGATGGAGCAGTTCGAGGACGAGCGGCTCACCGCGGAGCAGGTCGCGGAGAAGATCACCGGCCGGCCGCGAGGCGAGGTGCCGCTCGCTGCAACGCGCGTCACCGCGTTCATCGACGTGCATGACAAGCTGCTGTACTGGTGCGTTTGCGCGTGGCAGGAGGACTTCACCGGGTACGTGATCGACTACGGCACGTCCCCCGATCAGAAGCGGCTGTACTTCACGCTCCGCGACGCGACCGCCACGCTCGCCGCGGCGTTCCGCGGGGCCGGCAAGGAAGGCGCCGTCCAGGGCGGCCTGGAGAAGCTGGCCGCGGAGTTGCTCGCCCGCCGGTGGGAGCGGACCGACGGAGTACTGCTGAGCGTGGAACGGCTGCTCATCGACTCCGGCTACCTGCCGGCGGTCTGCAACGCCGTCGCGATCAAGCTCGGGCCGGCCGTGATGCTGTCAAAGGGCATGGGCCTGAAAGCCGGCAACAAGCCGATGGCGACGTACCGCCGCCGGCCGGGCGAGCGGCACGGCTGCAACTGGTACATCCCGAACGTGTCGCGGTCGAGCGAGTTCCGGCACGTCGCCTTCGATGCCAACTTCTGGAAGACCTTCGTCCACGCGCGGCTCGCGACGGCCGCGGGCGACCGCGGAGCGCTCACGCTTTTCGGGAAGAAACCCGAGCACCATCGGCTGTTCGCCGAGCACGTCGCCGAAGCGGAAACCTACGTCGTCACCGAAGGCCACGGGCGAACCGTTCGCGAGTGGCGCCCGAAGCCGTCGAGACCGGACAACCACTGGCTCGACTGCCTCGTCGGCTGCGCCGTCGCGGCGTCGCTCCAGGGCGTCGTCGTTCCTGGCACGGACGCAAAGCTGCCGGCGCGGCCGCGCCTGCGGCTGTCCGAGTTGCAGAGGAGCAAACGGTAGTGCCCAAGGTCCGACAGCGCGAAGCGGTTGTTGATGGGCAGAAGGCCGGGCTGGTCTGCCGCGCCTGCGGTTGCCAGCACTTCCGCGTCGTCTACGTCAAGCCGCTCCCCAACGGCGCGGTGCGCCGGCTGCGCGAGTGTCGGCACTGCGGAAAACGCATGACCACGCGCGAAGCGCCGCTGTAGTCGTTCCATCTATCGAATCGCATTCGATCTATCGAACAATCTTCGCGTCAGCCGCGTTTTCTCGTTGCAGGAGCCGATCCGACGCCGTAGATACCGAATAGACAACCGGACCGGGCTTTCCCGGAGGCGAGCGGGCGGCGGCTGATCACCGCCGCACGACAAGCCAGCAAGTGACACGCCGTGCAGGGCTGCACCCCCGCGCGGCGTTTTCTTTTGGCGTCGCCTCCCGGAACGCCCGGCTTGACGGCGGCGAGATTCGCCGCGGCGAACGAGTGGAGCACGACGTGGCCGAGAACCTCGAACAGACGATTCGCGAGAACGCCGCCGGGCCGAAGCGCGCCCAGGGCGACTCGGGCAGCGTCGAACAGCACCCGCTGCCGGAGCAGATCGAAGCGGATCGGTACCTGGCCTCGAAGGAAGCGGTGAAGAAGCCGACGAAGGGGCTGCGGTTCACCAAGCTCGTGCCGCCCGCCACAAGCTGAGTTGGGAGTTGCGGCGAGACGATGTTCGCGTGGATCAGGAACAAGCTGGCCGGTCGGAGCGACGCTGGGCCGGGCCGCGCGCCGGTCACGCGCGTACGGACGATGCGTTCCGGGCTGCGGGCGCTGCTCGCCGGCTACGACGCCGCGGCCACGAACGATGAGAACCGCCGGCACTGGGCGAACGCGGACGGGCTGTCCGCCGACGCCGCGGCCTCGCCCGAGGTGCGGCGCCTGCTCCGCAATCGCGCGCGGTACGAAGTCGCCAACAATTCCTACGCCAAGGGCATCGTGCTGACGCTCGCCAACGACGTGATCGGCACCGGCCCGCGGCTCCAGATGCTCACCGAAACCCCGGAGGTCAACCAGCGCATCGAGCGCGAGTTCGGCCGCTGGGCGAAGGCCGTCGGCCTGGCGGAGAAGCTCCGCACGCTGCGGATGGCCCGCGCCACCGACGGCGAGGCGTTCGCCATCCTAGGCAGCAATCCGAGGTTGCCCGGCGCCGTGAAGCTCGACCTCCGCCTGATCGAGGCCGACCAGGTCACCACGCCCGACCTGTCGATCCTCGACCCGAACGCCATCGACGGCATCGTGTTCGACGCGTTCGGCAACCCGATCGAGTACCACGTCCTGAAGGTCCATCCCGGCGACACGCGC